AAAGATATTAAATCTGGTGCATCATCGGCATTTAACTGGACAAAAGATCAAATAGGTAAAGGTACCAAATGGCTTGGCGATAAAGTTGGCGATGTAATGGACTTTATTGATAATCCGGATAAGCTTTTAAATTATGTGCTCAAAGCGTTTGGTGTTGACTTTAGCTCTCTAACTAAAGGTATGGGAATTGTTGGCGACATAACAAAAGCGTCTTGGAATAAGATTAAAAGTAAGGCAATCAATTGGATAAAAGAAGGATTAGAGAGCCAAGCGGGAGATGGTTCTGTGTTTGATGGTTTCAGAATACTGCAACCTTATTCAGCACCGCCAAAACCTCCTAACCCCAATTATCCATTTAACGGAGGCGTTCATCATGGTGTTGACTATGATACGCCGATCGGCACTCCTATACGTACGCCAATGGGTGGGCGTGTTAGAAGTTGGTATGACAACTATGGTGGCGGTAAAGCAATTACTGTTCAAAAAGGTCGAACATTCTTGTGGTTCATGCACTTATCTGAACAATTGCGTAGAACAGGTGAACAAATTAAAGCTGGTCAATTAATTGGTAAATCAGGTAATACAGGTTCTATGACTAATTACCGCCATTTACATTTCCAAGTCAATCAAGGCGGAGAGTCCAATAGGTATTCAACAGACCCTATTCCTTGGTTACGGAAAAACGGCAAAACTAGTGGAAAGAATTCACCTGGAGGGAGTGGTTCTGAAAATGCGCGCAGAGCGATTAGAACAGCTCAAAATATACTTGGAGGTCAATACAAAGCTAGCTGGATTACACACGAAATGATGCGTGTAGCAAGACGTGAATCCAATTATACAGCTAATGCAGTTAATAATTGGGATAGCAACGCAAGAGCTGGTATACCTTCGAGAGGTATGTTCCAAATGATAGATCCTTCATTTAGAGCGTACGCAAAATCGGGTTACAATAATCCTCTCAACCCAACTCATCAAGCTATATCGGCTATGAGATATATTGTGGGTAAATGGGTACCAAGAACAGGCTCATGGAGAGCTGCGTTCAAACGCGCTGGTGATTACGCTTATGCTACTGGTGGCAAAGTCTACAATGGATTGTATCACTTAGGAGAAGAAGGATATCCAGAATGGATAATACCTACTGATCCTGCACGTAAAAACGAAGCAATGAAGATGTTACATTATGCAGCTGCGGAAGTTAGAGGGAAAAACGCAAGTAAGAATAAACGACCTAGTCAATTGTCTAGTGTGAATGGGTTTGATGACCCAAGCTTATTATTGAAAATGATTGAACAACAGCAACAACAAATAGGCATATTGTTACAAATCGCACAATCCAATGATGTTATTGCAAACAAAGATTATCAACCAATTATTAATGAAAATGATTTTGATAAAAAAGTGAATTCGACCATTGATAAAAGAGAAAGAAAAGAAAATGTAAGAGTGAGATTTAGGAAAGGGGGCGTTGTCACTTAATGATAGATACTATTAAAGTAAACAACAAAACATTACCGTGGTTATATATCAAAAGAGGGTTTGAAATACCCTCTTTTAATTATGTAGTAAAAACAGAAAACGTTGAAGGTCGTTCAGGTTCTGTTTATAAAGGTAGAAAATTAGAGGGATATAGTTTTGAGTTGCCTTTATGTGTGCGTAATGATTATTTGTCATCTGGTGGTGTTAAAAAGCATGATGAAGTTTTACATGAACTAGTGAAGTTTTTTAATTATAGCCAAGCTGTTAAGTTACAATTTGGTTCGAAAAAATGGTACTGGAATGCTTATTTTGAAGGTCCAATAAACTTACCTAAAGAATTAACTACACCTGTACAATTTACAATAAAAGTTGTTCTTACTGATCCATATAAATACCATGAATCACGTAATGTAAACACAGCCATATCTGACCAAGTTTCTGTTGTTAATAGTGGAACTGCTGACGCACCAATTATTGTTGAAGCTCGAGCGCTCAAGCCAAGTAGTTACTTTATGATTACTAAAAACGATGAAGATTATTTTATGGTTGGAGATGATGAAGTCACAAATGAAGCAAAAGACTACATGCTCCAAATATTCCATACTGAATTCAGAGATTTTAAAGGGTGGAATAAGATGGAAACTGGTGATATTCCAGATAAATATCTAGGTGGGAAAGTCGGAGGCGACTTTGTAATATCAAATGTCGGAGAAAGTTATAAAGCCACTAACTTCCCAAATGAAAAAGGTTGGGTAGGCGCTGGAACGAAACGAGGGCTACCAAGAGCAGTGAGTGACTTTCAAATAACATATAAGTGTATTGTAGAGCAAAGAGACAAAGGAGCAGGAAGAACAGTCCAACACATCTATGATACTGACGGCAAATTAATTGCGGCTATTGGTTATGAAAATAAATACCATGATAGAAAAATAGGTCACGTTGTAGTTACACTATTTAATCAAAATGGTGATCCATTGAAGATTTATGATTATCAAAATAAACCTTTGATGTATAAGAAAGATAGGATTGTAGTTTATATAAGATTAAAAAGAATTGGAACGACATTCTATATAAAATCATGGAAATTCGACCATGTAAAAGATCCTGACAGATTGAAGCCTTTAGATGTTAACGAAAAAGTTTGGGTTGATGGAGGGAAATTCTATCAACGTAAAATAAGTGCAATCTCGATTTATAGCGCTAAATATAATGGCTATAAGTGGATGGAGATGAACGGACTAGGTTCATTTAATACTGAGATTCTGCCAAAGCCAAAAGGTGCTAAAGAAATGATAATACAAAAAGGTGACTTAGTTAAAATTGATATGCACACAAAAAATGTTGTTATAAACGAAGAGCCTATGCTCTCACAAAAAACATTTGGTAGTAACTTCTTTAACATTGCATCGGGATATTCGGAGTTGATTATACAACCTGAGAATATATTTGACACAAAAGTAAAATGGCAAGATAGATATTTATAGAAAGGGGGTTATAACTTGATACACGTTTTAGATTTTGATGACAAAATCATTGATTTCCTTTCGAACGACGATACTGCTTTAATAAGAGCTGAACACAAAAGAAATATTAATGATAATTCTGAAACATTGGATTTACTAATTTTATCCAGTCGTGCCGAACATTTTAGAGAACGACATAGAATTATTATAAGAGACTCAAATAAGCAATGGCGTGAATTCATCATTGATTGGGTGCAAGATACTTTGGACGGATACACTGAAGTAGAGTGTACAGCTTCATATTTAACAGACATAACAACGGCAAAGCCGTTCACACCTGGAAAGTTTGAGAAAAAAACAACAACTGAAGCGTTGAAAGAGGTTTTAAACGATACAGGTTGGCAAGTTTCTGAACAAACCGAATACGATGGCTTACGTACTACTTCATGGACCTCCTATCAAACTAGATACGAAGTGCTAAAGCAACTTTGTACAACTTATAAAATGGTATTAGATTTTTACATCGAATTAGGTGCTAATACTGTTAAAGGTAGATATGTAGTATTAAGAAAGAAAAACAGTTTATTTAAAGGTAAAGAAATTGAATATGGCAAGGATTTAATCGGATTAACTAGAAAGATTGATATGTCAGAGATTAAAACCGCTTTGATTGCTATAGGACCTGAAAATGAAAAAGGTGTGCGAACTGAAGTAGTTGTAACAGATGACAAAGCACAAGAACAGTTTAATTTACCTACACGTTATATTTGGGGGATTTATGAACCTCAAACCGATGTACAAAATATGACAGAGGATCGTTTGCGTTCTTTAGCAAGAACAGAATTAAATAAACGTAAGTCTGCAGTTATGTCATATGAAATCACTTCAATTGATTTAGAAGATGCATATCCACATGAAATTATAACTATTGGCGATACAGTTAGAGTTAAAAACAGAGACTTCAATCCCCCGTTGTATGTTGAGGCAGAAGTTATCGCCGAAGAATATAATATGATTTCGGATGATAGCAAATACACTTTTGGACAATCAAAAGAGTTCAAAGAATCAGAATTACGAGAAGAATTTAATAAACGTTTAGATGTAATACGTCAAAAATTATCCGATAATATTTCAAACATTAACACAATTGTAGCTGAAACATTAGAGGGAGAATTACAATATTTTGAACGTAAAATAATTAAATCTGACACACCACCTGAAAACCCTGTAAATGATATGCTTTGGCTTGATACAAGTAACCCAGAAGTAGCTGTATTACGCAGGTATTGGAATGGAAAATGGATAAAAGCATCTCCAGAAAAAGCTGGGGATATTGGCGCAATTAGTAGAGAACAAGCATTGTATAGTGAACTGAAAAACACATTCATTAATTTAACGATTCAGCATAGTAGGTTGTTGAGAGAGGTTTCGGAAGTCATTGAATCAGAGTACTTAATTGATTCTGACCTAAAAAAAGCAGTTAATGACAAATTAAATGACACCGTACAAGTTTTCAACAGAATAAAAGAAAATTTGGATAGTATGACAGAAGAAACTGCAACTATCGGAAAACTTGTCGATACACAAGCTTTATTCTTAGAATATCGCGAAAAGTTACAAGCGTTATACAATGCTATTGAAAATGCGAAAATCTCTATTGATGATCGTTTTAAATTATTACAGTCGCAGTATACAGATGAGAAATTTAACGAGGCAATGGATAAAGTAGCAGAAAGTATTGGTGGTCATTGGGACTCTAGCAAAAAGCAATTAAGTGCTGAAATACCAAACAAGCAAGATTTGGAAAAGATGAGAGATGCTTTAATCGCTCAGCAAAAAGGTACATTGTTACCAATTGATAAAAAGATAGAATCAATGCAGAAAGAAATAAAAAACTATGAAAACGGTATAGAAATTGCAATAAAAAAGAAACTTCAAGAGATTAACGATAATGGCAATTTATACCGATATTCATCGCCATCAGTTTTTAAAGAAGCAAGCTATTATAAAGCTGATTTAATAACATCAGGCGATGATAAAGCTATTGCTTATAACAAAAAGAAATCTATTAATTTCGGAACACTGAACTATCATAAGTGGCAAGAAAATGAAAAGTATACTTTTAGTTTCACAATAAAGACAGATACTGACGGTGTAACAATTAACCAGTTAAACGACGGATATTATAATCATGAATGTAATATTAAGTTAAAAAAAGATGAGTGGGCTAGAAAATCTATTACATTTACGCCTACTTATTCACTAGCAGATAATGGCATTACATTAACCTTAGATGTCGCTAGTACTGGAGCATGGTATACAGGCTGGTTAGGTAGTTCGACAGAAATAGGCAAAGTATGGATAAAAGATTTCCAATTAGAAAAAGGCGATGTGGCGACTAGTCATAAAATGAACTCAAGTGATCAAGATGATGTATTTGGAAATGTTAATAATAAAGTAATTGAAAACTCAGCAAAGATAAGTGCTTTTGAAGACAAAATAAATCTTAAAGCTGATAAAACTGAAGTAACACAAACGCTTGATAAGAAGTTAGAACCAATTAAAAATGACATCAAAAAACAAACGTCACAAATCGAACTATTGCCTGACAGATTGACAGAAACAGTATCTAAAAAAATCTATGAGACAACTATTTCTGGATTAGTAAAACGTTTAGAAACTGAAGAAGCTAAAAGAGAAACTTTGGCGAATAAAATTAATGACACAGTATCTATACAGAAATATCAATCGGGCATTGAAGAAGTTAAAAGCTATGCAGATGATAAATTAAGAGATGTGGCGAACACCCCAGAAATACAAGAAAGTATTAAACAAGCTAATGAACAAGCTCAAGAATCATTGAGAGAATATGTCAGAGCGCAAGACGAACTCAAATTACAGGAAGCAAATGCGTATATTGACAATAAAATTTCTGAAGAAGAGCAAAGAGCCATTGAAGAAGCTCGTAGAAAGTTCGAAGAAGCTAAATCACATGCTGAAAACAAAGCAGATGAAGCAAAAAGAATTGCGAATCAATACACTGAAAGCAGAGCTACAGACACACAACGACAAGCTCGAGCTTATACTGATGGTCAAATACTTAATTCTAATCGAGAAAGAGACCAAATTTTATCTCAATATGACACTAAAATCGCACAAAATGGTCACGACATTAATTTAAGAGCTACCAAAGATGAGTTTAATGCTTCTAAAAAAACACTATCAAGAGTGTTAGCAGATATCACTGTAAATGCTATGAAAGGTATCTATTTAAGTTATGACGAAAATGGTGCGATTACTTCACATACCATAGATAAAGAGGGCGTGAAAATTAGTGGCGATAAAGTTGATATTACAGCGAATAGAGAATTTAATGTAGTCGCAAATAATATTAATAACAAAGTTGGTAAAAATGACATTGTTAATAGCCTGAACTTATCAAATGAAGGTCTTGACATCAATGTGAATAGAATTGGTATTAAAGGGGGAAATGCTAACCGTTATGTACAAGTTCAAAATGATTTTATTGAACTTGGAGGAATCGTACAACGAACTTGGAAAGGCAAACGATCAACCGATGATATATTCACGCGTCTTAAAGATGGACATCTAAGGTTTAGAAATAATACCGCAGGCGGTTCACTTTATATGTCACATTTTGGTATTTCAACATATATTGATGGAGAGGGCGAAGATGGTGGTTCATCCGGTACTATTCAATGGTGGGATAAAACTTACAGTGATAGCGGTATGAATGGTATAACAATCAATTCTTATGGCGGTGTGGTCGCTTTAACATCTGACTACAATCGAATTATTATCGATTCATATGCTTCAGCTAATATTGAAAGTAGAGAAGCACCGATATATTTATCTCCGAACACCAAAAATAAACCTGGTTTAAACCGCTTTGCATTCACATTATCAAACGCTGATAGTGCATACGAAACTGATGGCTATATCATGTTTGGTTCAGATGAAAACTATAAATACGGTGCTGGATTAAGATTTTCTAAACGTAGCAATAAAGGATTGGTTCAAGTTGTTAATGGTGACTATGCCACAGGTGGAGACACTACAATTGAATCAGGTATGGGCAAATTCAACTTAGTTAAACGAAGAGATGGAAACAGTTATGTCAGCATTCAAAGTTATGATTTATTGGCAGTAGGTTCTGATAATGCTGGCGATAGAGTCGCATCTAATTCTATTTATAAGCGTACTTATTCAGCACCTGCTAACTTACACATTACTTCAGCTGGAACAATTGGGCGTGCTACTTCTGCCAAAAAGTATAAAATTTCAATCGAAAACCAATACATCAATGAAAACGAACAGTTCAGTCATTCAAAAGAGATTTTAAAACTTCCAATTCGTACATGGTTTGACAAATATGAATCGGAAATAATGGCTAAAGAATTGGAAAGTGGTAAAAAGTTATCTGATGATACTTTTAAACTTAGTCGACATACTGGATTAATTGCGGAAGAGGTTGAAGAATTAGGGTTTAATGAATTTGTTATTTATGATGACAACGGAGAAATCGAAGGTATCGCATACGATAGACTTTGGGTTCATTTAATACCCATTATTAAAAACCAGCAATCAAAAATCGAAAAACTGGAGGAATTAATAAATGGATGATAGAAATCAAGGTTTACAAGCCAATCCACAATATACAATTCACTATTTATCGCAAGAAATCACAAGACTAACACAAGAAAATGCAATGTTAAAAGCATATATACAAGAACAAAATGAGAAAAGCAAAAGTGCTGAGGAAGAGTAATCTTCAGCACTATTTTTATACAAAAATTTAAGGAGGTCATTTAATATGGCAAATGAAATTATCAAAAAAACAGAAAGATTTATTTTAGTACAAATTGACAAAGAGGGAACAGAGCGCGTTTTGTATCAAGATTTTGTAGGCAGTTTTACAACGTCCGATTCAGCTAGTTATGCACAAGATTTTAAATCTGAGGAAAACGCTAAAAAGATTGCTGAAACTTTAAATCTTTTATATCAATTAACAGGTAATCAAAACAGTGCGAAAGTTGTGAAAGAAGTTGTGGATAGAACTGACTTGTCATCTGATAAATCAGTTGATAGCGAAACAATGTAACTATAGTAAGTTTTGACTAGTTCGCTCATAGCTTTCTTAGAAAGTAGGTGTAGTTTTGGATGATATTCAGAAAATAAAAAAAGAGCTTTCTGAATTAGTTGAACGTGTGGATGATGT